ATAGTTGAAAAGTTTAGTATATGGTAGTTTAACACTGATCATGGGAATAAATCTACGATATTCGCATAGATTGCCGTCATGGAATTCGTCCAAACTATCAACATCCATGTCAAGCGTACACCAATAATCCCGCTCTAAAAAATACTCAATCATGGCATGCCATGATTGATATTCGTGAAATGTGGGTCGTCTAGGAAAGCTCATATTAGCACCAAAGTAAATATGATCACACCCTAGTACTTGTTCTGCGATTCGGTTGATTGATTGCAAGCCTACTACAAACAAGGTAGGCTTACCTAAAGCCGGAGTATGTTCTACTTCTTTGCCGTGAAAGAATTTGACTTCGTCATTAAATCCGGGTCTGTCCATAATTAAAACTCAAAAAGTGTTGTGTTAAGATCTGGTTGAGCTCGCTCTTTTTTCACACGCTCAACGCTTACAGTACCTTCTATTTCGATATGACGCTCTGCTTGTGTACGAGCATTGAGTGCTTTCTTGCCAGCAAAACCACGAGTACCAATAATTTGCATCCAATACTTGTGATACGATTTTATTATATCTTCAGACTCTTGTCTAGTGGGAGCAGCAAAAATGGCTTCTACTATATCTTCAAAACGATCTGCTCCGGGGCTGTCGTATTCCATCATACGAGGTCTTGTACCGGCATCAAATCTTCTATTTGCTTCTTGTACTGCGGTGAGATGCATCCAGACATTATGACTCATTAACAGACAATAACTGAAACTATCCCAACTTGTTTTGCCCTCTTTACCGTTTTTGTTGACATCCCCGGGCTTATAGTGGCAGATGTCACGCATGGTCAGTAAGTCACTGATCGGGCTTTCTAGCCAAGTTTGATAGATACCATCTGCTAATATCCCAGTACTCCACTTACGGGTGTCGGTTGAATATCGTTTATCATCGGCACTTGGCGCCATTCTATAGCTCCATTTGTCAAGATCGGGATAAGTGTTTTCGTAATAGACCTGGCCGTTGGCGGTTGCCAAGAATGGACTAGCACAGTCAAAGCTGATCGTGAAGTTGGGATTCGCGTATCTGCGTACTGCTCGCTGTATGACTGTAAGTAAGACCGCCCACTCCAGTTTACTGGTTCCCAAAAAGTGCATCCAATCATGTACACCCTCCTGTAATAATCCATCGTATTTAAGTGCTATTAATCTTTTAAGAATAAGTTCAACATCGCACATGTTTTGCCCACCCATGGCCCATCCGTCAAAATGTACTCCGGGATAGACTTTTGGGTCGCAAAAATCACGCATTTCCATGTACCAAGATTCGGCACTGTCGTGGTTGTCGCCTTGTAAAACATTTAGAAATTTAGCACCGCCGTTGTTTTTACCACGACGATGTTGCATAAAATATTTATTGTTGAATTTAGTAGCCGCAACTGCTTCGGGCAATGTAGTTATTTTACAGGCAGCTGAGGCTTCGGGACTATGAATGACCCAAGTAGGTATATCTAAAATCATACCGTAGTCGGCCACTGCATCCAGCCATTTCAAAACTAGTTCTCGTTTGGTTTGAGCCCGAGTACAACCAGAGTTGGCACGCCAATCCCCTTCCCATAGGCCTTTGGCAATTTGGAATCCACCAGAATCTCCCAGCATGAAAGTGCCTGGTTCACGGTTACGCACCATGTCCTCTGACCAATCTTGTTTGGTGAGATCTAAGTTTGCATGGCCGCCCGAGTATAGACTCCACTTATATGTATATAAACCTTTTTGACTGTTAAGCCAATTAAGTTGTTCCATGTCTGTTATGCCTTGGGGAAAGCGAGCTGGATCTACATATAGTTCATTGCGCTGGCGGCCAATAAAGGTAGCATAAAATCCCGAAATGGCCGGAAGGAATACGGCATAGTCCGATTGTTTAGCTGTTAGATTGTCTTGCATCTTCTTCCTGACATAATGCTTCCATTATTTTAAACTTTTCCCAAGCATCTCGTAACCCAGGATGTCGTTCTATACGCTCTTTGAGATCGCGTTCTTGCTTCATCTTAGTTATTGCCCAGGTCAATGCTTCTTGTGCGTCGTTAGTAAGAGAGATACTAGTATCATTGGCACTGAGACTACGCCAACTTACTCCATCATTCACTTCCATTACATTCATATTAGTGTTCCAACGCAGTTGCCCGGCACCGACAGCACCCGGGCTCATGTATGGATAATTATGATATCCTCCGTTTATTACGAGGTATGGACCTTGCGAAACTACGCTTTTAATCATTTTTGTAGTGCAGGAATAGTATAGCTATATAGAGCCTGTCCCGAATCTACAGTGATTTGACTGGCTCCTTGGTCGGAAAAGCGTATCATTTTATCACCGGGCAATGATAAAATGGTATTAAAGACCGCCACAGGCCAGTGTCGTCCTGCTATTAGCTTGCCAGAAACTCCTTGATGAAATACAAAGTTACCGGCATGAGTGCTTAGATCTCCAAAGTGAAATTCTAAGTTATTTTTGTTGGTCTTGGCTATGAAACTGGTTTCGTCACTGTTGGCTTGACTTTGAAAACGCATACGCTGAATAGCAGCAACAGAAGGTTCTATTTCAATGTCCCAATTATTGACTCCGCGAAACTTAACAGTTTTTAATTTTTCGTTTACGACATTAGCTACCATGAATCTGTAGTTGTTTTTGAAATCGCCTTCGCGATTTTCAAAATTAATACCACAAGGGATATCGTTGTTGTCGCTGTCTTTTTGTGTTGCAATACTTAATCTAGCATCTTCTTTATATTCAGGAATATTGAGAATAATGTTAAGTTTCGGTAAGTTTGGCATACCAAACACACCTTGAAAGTCGGGAATTATGTTGTGAAATTTAGCGTCAATTATCACGCTACGATCTTCTGCGAGACCGTTTATCACAGTTGAGTTATTATCGCCGGTGATTTTAATTAATTCGATTCCTAAACCATTAGTGTGTTGTACTATATCGTGTAATGCGTCTTTCATGTTATTTTCCTTAGCTAAGTTATTATAATAGATCTATTTAGATCGTGCAAGAGACAATTATATACACAGTTATTCAAAAGTAAATAAACTATCGAATGTATTTTTAATGTCTGTATGTTCAGGGATGTTCCAGCCCAACACGCCTAACAAGTTTTCTACTTTTTGATCAACAATGGTAGTTTCCATTAAATCATTGTCAAATGGCAGTCGTTTAAACCATTCCGGGATATGAGTTTCGTCTGTGGGGTATCCAACCGAAGTATATCCCAATGGGTTTGGTCTCAATTTACATACGATTGTCTTCATACCATCAACTATGGCAGTTGAATAATTATCACTATGCATACGCCGTAAAGTGTTCCAGTTAAGAGCAGCACGAACATGGCCGGGCATGTTAGCGCGGCCTTTTTTGGCTTCTAGATCGCCGTAATGTGTTAAGTTGTTTACACGCTTGGGGGTGCCTTTTTGCCAAGACGGCAATTTTTGAAATTCTTCTTTAAATTCACGCACTCGTTGATAGACATATTCGTTATTTGAACCAGTCAAAACATGTAGCAACAGATCACTTAAAAAGTCTTGCACCAGCTTTGGGGTATCCGATCTTTTGAGGTCCAGTCCCATGGCTTTGACTTTGCCGGGTTTGTTGTTGACATCTAGTCTAGAACCTTCGAGATCATATATCAATACCGCATAGCGTTTCTTTTTAATGAACAATCCTTTGCTGGCAACAAGTTCACGCCCGCCTCGAATAATATCACCCATGTCTCTTGGACAGTTAAATGCACGATCCATAAATCCAGGAAATGATTCATTTACACTATCGGCTATGGTATCATATAGTTGAACACAGATATCCTTGTTCCATTCCATGATACCTGCATCAATTTCGGGTTTGAGTATGGGATACGCTGAAAAGTAAACAGAGTCTGTATCACCGTAGATAATAGCTCGGCCCACATGATCGTACTCGCCTGTAATACACTCATTAACATGAGCGTCCATGTGTCTAGCAATAACACGACCTGTTAGGGTTGTCGACTGACCAATACGCTTGTCAAAAAAGCGACATCCAGGATTAAGAATAGCACCATACAGTGAGTTAAGGTTAATCTTCTTAACCAATTGTCGCTTGTCCCAAAAGGCCTTGTCTTCAGCAGTCTGTGCGTCTTTCTTTTTAGCCTGTAGCTCTTTTCTTTCACTGTACCAACGCTCAAGCAAGCCCGGTACAATGCCTTTGGTATCATATTTAAAGATAGTTCCATTTGCACTTAATATCCAAGGTTGATTGCCTTCAAAGATTAATCGATATACATCACGAGCCATCATGGTATCTGAACCACCAGTTTCCCAGTCTATGATTAGTTCACGACCTGGTTCTTGATCCATGACCATGGTATATTCTAAACTACCAAATAAGTTTTCCCAGGCATCGGCAAAGCTGCAACCTTCTGCCATCTTATCTGCTATGTATTTTTCTGTGTATGTTGGTCGCAATTGTCCAATAATGGTTTCTGGCGCCATGTTAAGAGCGCGGATCGCTGACGGGTACAGACTGTTGATGTCGATCGCTCCAATGTATTCGTGCATGCCGCTTTTGGGCGTAGCAACATAGGCACCTGCCGCTTGTGTGTCACCATCTGTAGATCTCCTGTTTTGAACAATTAAGCCTTTTTGATGTGCTTCATTAATAATTGCTTGCTCAGTTACTGCCACAGCACCCATAGTTGTGGGCAATAGTACAGTGTTATCGTGTGCCAGTTCATTTGCCAAATCTATGAATCGTAATTTACGATCAAGTCTCGACAACAGCATGGTATCCTGTCGATTGTAATCAACAAAGGTAGAGAAATCTCTATTATAGAGTTGGTCTAAGGTCCCTTCATATTGAACTTTTCTTTCGTCTAGTTCATGTTCGCCTATGGCATCTAAGCTGTAACTATGTCGTTCTTCATAGGTATACTTTCTATAAAGTTGCATATAGTCTAGATGCACTCGGCCAATTAGGTCAAATGTAATATGTTCTGCACCAAACCGCTCAAATGTGCGTTCTTTGGGAAATTGGTCCCATAGACAAAACCTGCGGGTATCATCTTTGCTTAAAACTTGACGAGTTCGCATTACCATATAAGGAATATCGAATCCTTCCGAATTCCAGCCACTCAAAATATCAGCATCTTCTATCAAATCAAAGAAGCTATTGATAAGGTCAGTTTCTCGCTCAAATAAGTAACAATGTTCGTGATGTTTAACTAGTTCTTGCGCTGATTCCCAAGTCAATGATCGAGGCGGAATCACCAAGGTCACTAAACGATCTAACCAATCTAGGTACACTGAAATGGCAGTGATAGGGTTAAATGGATCTCGGGGTTGGCTGAAACCACGAACCGGATCGAAGTCAACTTCAATATCAAAAAAGGCTACTTGTAATTTTGGGGCAGTTTTGCCTAGATAATTTTCTTCTAGACATCGGTTGACAGGTTTGATATCGCTTTCCCAAAGACGCTTGGTGCTATGAACACGCAACTCTTTGGCATACTCTTTATAATTGCGTGTACTAAAACGACTTACGCTGGTCCCATAAATGGTTCTGTATTTGCCACGAGTATCATCATAATAAAATACATAATTGGCAGGATACTCTCTGTAGATACGCTCGCCATCTACCCGCTCTACGATATGTATGCGATTATCTTCACGACTGAACAATGCGTCCACATAACTCATAGAGTTCGGCCCACAGTCTCCAAAATAGTATTTAGATCTTCATTGTCTCTATTGGTTTCTCCCAACTTGCTTTTGGCTGCTATGCGAATGGCTTTTTTAAGAACAGCGGGTTTGATTTCTAATTCTTCGGCAACAGCCTTTACAGTGTCAGTTAATCCAGCATTAAGGTCTTCAATTTCGGTCATGACTTGAATTCCTTCATTGATCAATTGGGTCAATTTGGCCTTTTGTTCGGCACTGAACATACGACTACTCATGGAGTCTCCTTAAAGAAAAAATTATTATATACTGATCACTGAGCTATTACAAGAGTTGATATGCTCACTTAGGTAGACCTGTGTGGTAGCGGAGGTCAAGTCTACCGGGCAGCAGCCGCCCTACGCCTTAGGCCTAGATAACTAGGACGGTCCTAAGGGAATCAAATAGCCTTCTCGGTGTATTCGGCACGACTCCAATTCAAAAGATATCGCGCCTTCCAGTCATTTTGCATGAATCCACTCAACGATTGCCATTCACTGCGTTTTTTCAAAATATCTGTAGCAGCAGCAATCCAGTCTATCGAATCGATTCGCTGTTGTACTATATTTAATTCTTGCATGAATTCTTGGTAATTTTTTGAGTCATACTCAATATGCAGTACTTCATATACATCACCATGATCGTCTACAGCATCTAAAGCAAAGTCAAAACCCCATTTGGCTTTGGTGTTCAGTAGCAAACTGGCTTGCGGTACAGATTTACTCAGTGCCGCGAGTTGTTTAGCAGCACAGTTTGAATATTCACATCTAAATAAAATTAAGCTGTGGTCTAAAAGTAGATTTGGATTACTATTGCTGTACCAATCCATAGCATAGGCATGATGATTTAGACAGTTGTTTAATTTATAACCCATGATTGAATAGTATTTTTGTTCGGCATGATTTAGCTCGAACCCGTCTTTGTCATAGTAGAGAAAATCCCAGCGATGTAGATCTAAACATAACCGATCGCACACTAAACTTTTAGGTACGCTGACCGATCTAGCCTTCAACATCAGTCTTGACCGGGGCTGGTATCCAAAACAAACTTTGAGCGGTCGCAGTTCATACAACTACAAGTTGAGCAATCACAGGTTGAACTTTGACAGCTTGATCCACAATGAGCAGTATGCTGGCAGTGTTGACAGAGATTTTTAATACTAGAAAAAATATTTGATATTGAATTATTGCTATCTAACATAATCTATTCCTTAAAATATTTTTACTATGTTGCTCAACGGGGTACGCATTAAACAATTATCACCAGTCCTAAAATATACTGCCGATTCACCAAATGGAGCGTAATATTCTATACTTTCCACAACACCACGCTGTGACATCTTAGCTGTTCGTACAATATCGCCGGGTTTGACCGAACCTTCTATTTCCCCTACCATTTTTTTACCCACTGGCGGTTTGTCGGTTCCTTTGAAATACCCAGTAAATTTTGGTCCTGTTTTTTTAGATTCAGGCAGATTGGCTCGAAATCTATTCGCAGCTTCGCGAGCAAAACTATCTGCCGAACTTGGTTTTGCTGTTGGTGCAGGTGGTGGCGCTTTTTTCTCTATGCCCATGTTTTTCCTCGCTATGTCCATGAGATGTCGTATCCATGCTTCACCTAATTTGTCAACATTATATGCTTGACTCCATACTTGGTAGGCTTGGTCATCGGGCATGGTTTTCAATGCTGTTCGTAAAGCAGTAGTGCTGTAATCACTTCCACCTTGTTGGGATCCTCTGGGCAATGCATCGACCGAAATTTTGACATGTGCTAAAGGTGGGAATCGTTCAAACCTACGCTGTTGACTTCTAGCCCAGGTAGACATGCTAGCAGCTTGATCTGATCCAACTGCAATAACAATGTTGTTATAAAATGGTTGTTTTTTGACTAATTCGTATTCAATCTTTTTAAAATGGTTACCGGCAGTGACTGAACCATCGGCTGCAACTTGATTTTCTACGGTGCTGATGTTGACACCTGGAAATAATTTCTTTAAAGTTTGCAACTTAGTTTCAACATCAATTGGATCGTCTGGTCCTACCTTGGCGCCAACATATACAAATGGAGTGCCTTTTAATTCCTGTGCCTTCTTTATAGCGAAATTTATTAACTGTTCATGACCTCGATGACCAGCAAAATTACCTATAGCCACCACAGCAGTTCTTGGTTTGGTGTCACCAAACTGTGCTTGGCTTGAAGTCATTTTCGCAGCCATGTTTGACTTCATAAGTTGACTAGTTACTTTGACTAGTCGTCCACTTGGCATGTTTATAACCACACCTTCTATGTTGTCACCTAGTGTGTTAAGACCTTTTAATTTGTTACTGGTAATTATGGCATCACTGAGTTGTTGGCGTGCAGTGTCCAAAATATTCTTGGCTTGTTCTTTTTCGGGGTTGGTACCTCTAGAACGCAGGGCACCAAGCAAGGTGTCGCCCATATTAACTACAGGTGCAATAATACGATTGACATCTATACCTTTATGTTCGAGTTTATTACTAACAATCTTGATGTCAGGGCTTGATTTTGCAATTATTTTTTTAATTATCCTAGCTTCGTCGGGTCTGCTGCGTCCTGTGCTGTATTGGCGTGCCGTGATGGGTACCAAAGTCATTTTGTCGCCCAAGCGTCTTTTATCATAGGCAATGCTGACAAATTTTAATTCATCGCCTTGAGCCTGTGCCATGGGATTAAATAACATTTCGGCTTGTACAATTGTGTCATTTGGCACTGCCTTCATGAAGTCTCCTGTGACTATCATTTCAAGTGCCAAATCATAGTTTCTAGTTCTAGATAATTGGTCTTGACTTTGACCTTGCTCTTGCCCGTATCTAGTAAAAAAACCAATATCTTTAGCATACAAAGGTTGTGTTACGCGGCTGGTCATCATAAATGGTTCACCGCCCATGTCGCGTCCAAACCTGATGCCTGCGCCATCAACTTTTAGGCTTATTGGAATATTGTCTAAACGACCGCTGTTGTTGGCTATTTCTTTACACAAATCTATAAATTCATTATCTCGCATTTCCATGCTACTGACTCTACCATCTGGCAGTCTATTATAGATATGTTGAATACCTTTTCTAGCATAGTCTGGTGGATCATCTTCAATTAGATCTTCCTCTACACCACGGCCTTTATCATATCCTGCATAATAATCTTGTACAATTTTATCAAAACCTGGCGGTGGTGTTGTGCCTAAAGTTTGTGTCATTAAATTATAAGCAGTGAGCTTTTCTGTTCGATCTTTTTTTGGATCACCTTTGTAAAGTTCTTGCGCTCGGCGCCCTTGATCATCTAATCCAATTATTTTTTCTCTGAACTTGTCTACTACTTTTTGGCGTTCTTCTTGAGACAAGTACTTTTTCATCACATCAAGAATGCCAGTAAAAGAATCAAACTGGGCACTGACCTTACGGTAATCACTGCTTTTTAATCTAGTACCAAACAGATTTTTAAAAATTTGATCTACATCTCGCACATAACCTGTGCGAGGAGCAACATCATAAACTGGTACACCATTCATTTGCTCTTGTCGTCCGCGAGCATCTGTAACTGGTATTAAAGTAGGTCGTAAACCGCCGCCTTCTTTGCTACCCACTGCAAATGTAAACATTTGGGCTCGTTCGGGTTCGCTGTATTTGTAGCTGTCGTATTCTTTAGTTTTTCTGTTGTAAACAGGTTTTCTTATAACAACATCTTTTTCTGTTAATCTACCAAGAGCCATGATAAGATATTTGTGAAACACCCCTTTCACACCAGATTGCATATCTTGCCAACTACTACTTGCACTGAACTTACTCCAGCGAGTGGGTTGTCTATAGTCAGTGCCGGGCGACACTTCAAATTCTTTTAATTCTAGATCAATTTGTATATTGGTTCCGCGTTTTGTTACAGTACCATTGGCGTTTTTAGTTTCGATTTGTATACCTGGAAAATTCCACAAAGTGATCAACTGTGGGCCGCCCAGTGCCAGGGGATCATCTTTCAACCCCACATACACAGCTTCGCCTAGTCGAGAACCCGGAGGTAATTTTTTTAACCATGCTATGATATCGTCTTTCATCTCCATGTCAACTTGTGTATCGATATCGCCCACAGTTGGTTTGTTTTTAACAAAATCTAAATCACGAATATTGTTACGATCAAAAAAATGAAACGCAGAACCACTTAAAAATTGTCGACTGGCCAATAATTCGGGATGCCACAAAGGTTGCCCGGCAAATTGAGCAAACGCAGCATTTATAGCTTTAAGTCCCGAATCTATTAACGGAACTGCTTGTTCTCTTGCATTGGCGTCAATTCTATCAGCGTTTTGGTCATTGATAGTAACATTACCACCTTCTAAAAGAACTTGTTTTGTGAAATCATGAAATTTCATTACTGTCACCTAGGGTATTAATTATTTATTATGAGAGGTATGATCGCCATAGAACAAAATAAACTAAAACCCCACCATGCTCCGAAATATAGGCCTACACTTAAAACCAACATTAAACAACAAAATTGGTATAGATGAATGTACCAGGGCATTATAGGCTTAGTTCTGCGTCTATTTTATCATTTAACTCACTATAAAGTCGATCTAAATAACCTAGATTACGCAATATTTTATAGGCAAGATTTTCCACACTGAACTCACCGTTTTTATCTAGTCCGGCTTGTCTCATTCTACGCAATTTATCTAGTAGTCGACGAACATCTTCGGGTTCATCTGATCTTGTAATGGCATGATCGATGTGTTTGATTAGTCCAGATACTTTCAAGTTTATGGCTCGATCGTCGATTTTTGGTGGATCGTAACTGGGAACTTTGAGCCATTTATCGTCTAACAAACTATAGATACCACCCGACACAGGAGGCTTGGCATCATCCTCAACATACATTTCTACTTCATGACCGCGCACTATGATATCGTGTGCATCATTCCAAACTCGTTTTTTAGCTTGATAGAATTCTTCTGCAACATCGTCACATTCTAAGTTGGCGTAACTTGTTATAATGTGTACATCAAAGTCACTAAATTTAGTATAATTATAGTTAGCCATGCTACCAGTCAATACTACATCTAATACCACAAATCCAGTTACATCAATACTGTCGATAAACATCTTGGCCGCATTTAACAGTTTGTATCTTACTTCGGGTCTGATACGATTCATCTGCCATGCTTCCCGAGCCAGCTGCGGCCTATAACTTACATTTTTACTAACAAAATCGTTTGGCATTAGTTATTTACTCCGCCCCGATTTCATATTAGCGCACCAATGTGCCATACGCTGCCGTTCACCGGATGATTTTTTAGCTATGCTGCGTAATTTACCAACAGGTTGTTGACAGTCAACACCTACACGCTTGGCTAGGCCTTTACGCCCGGGCTTCCGTCCGTCGGCAAAGTTTTCCACTGTGATAGTAGGATCTGGATTGTCCCATTTTGGATCTTTGACAATAGTTTTAAGTAAATAAGTCATCTTACCATTGCGATCCATTTGCCTACGCATACCTAACTTTGCTCTTAGACTAGGACTATTGACCCAAATCTTTTGTCCTGGCTCAAATTGTTGTAACTGTCGAGTAAGATTTTTTAATCGATCTATTAGTTGTGTTACTACCTGTCGATTAAGTTCTCGTGTGCCTATTCGTTCATAAAAATGTGGATCAAGAATCAACACAAGTTCGGGGAGATGATAAATGGGCCTGCGGTCTTCCTCTAATTCCTCTTTGATGTTCTTCCATTTGTCAGCTAGATAATTCACAAAGTCGTCCACAGTTGCCAACCGATTCTGTTGCATGAATTGTATGATTCTTATGGCATTGTTGCGATCAGGATCCGGACCTGGTTTGCGAGCATTACTTAGGTCCACTGCTAGACTCTTGGACAAGCCTTGTTTATCGTAAGTATACTGTAAGTCATAACGCTTACGATCAGCGTCCTTACTTAGTTGTGCCTTGGTCTTG